CCCCAGTCTCTAGTACCTTTTGTAAATCCAAATTTTGTTAAGATATTAATAAATGTATCATTTGAAGCTTCTGTAAGTTTTCCTTCTTTAATTACTCTCATTCCAACTTCGTGATATTTATCCGTATTAATCAATTTATTATAGAGAATAACTCCAGCTCTTTTAGATTTAGCCACTTTCACAATTTTTTCTTTACCTTTTTCATCTGCAACATATACTTCCCATTTGTTGTTTTTGTAATCTTCTGTAAGTTTTCCTTCTTTCATCACAGCTACATTTCTCTGATGCTTCATTAATTCTTTTTCTCTCTTTACAAGTCCCGGCCAAATAGCGTTAAATTCTTTTCTTTCCCAATTTTCTAAATTTTTCTTTGATAAAGCTTTTTTTACATATTTTTTTTGACCTATAATACTTTTTAATTCATCATGAATCAATTTCAAGAAATGTTTTTTGTTAACTTCATTAAGTTTTCCTTCTTTCTTCAATCTACTTTTCTCCGCTCTTCCACGATTTACTGATTCTTTTTCAAATCCTGCAATCTTTCCACCTTTATGTGATGCGTCTTTACCATCACCATTTCCATAAGTTCCTTTTTTTCTATTGTAAGCATTTAATTCAGCTCTATATTTTTTAGCCTTTTTAGAAGAACCATATTTCTTGTATTCTGCTTTATAATCTCTTTTTTTAGCTTCTTTTATATCTGCCATCCATTCTAAACCAGGAACAACTATATCTTTAACACCTTTATGTTTATCCATCAAATCAGCTAACTTTTGTAAATGAGGTGGTAATTTACCAGTCTTATCAAATTTATCTCTCATCTTTTTGATTTGAGATTTTGATAGTTTTCCTTCTTTAACTGTAGCATCATCAATTTCTGTTTTTACATCGGGAGTACCAGTTAATTTATACCCAAGAACTTCTGATTGTTTCTTTCGAGTATTATCAAATTCTTTTCTATCTTCTTGTTTCAGAGACCCTGCAAAATCTTCTTTCATAATTTCACGGACCATCTTTCTAATTAAACTTCTAACACGACTTTCTCTTTTAACTTTATTAGGTAGGCCTTTATGTTTCGTAGACGCAAAATCATCTACATCAGAAGCACTCATATCTTTAGCAGCTTTTTTAGCTTTACCAGTACCCTTACCCGTACCTTTTTGGATACCTTTTACGACACCAAAAAATCTTTGTTGTGATTTTGACTTTGCTGGCATTATATCATCTTTCTCAACATTTTAACCCAAGTAGTTTTTAAATAATGTGTAAAACCACCTACAATAGTAACATATTTACTACTAAGTTCCATTCCTGCATCTTTTTGGCCTTGACTGATAAGGAAATTTTTATATAAATGAATATGTTTATGTAAATTTTCTTCAGCTTTATTAATTTTGGTTATAAATTTTTTGTGTTGAGGGGTTACACCAACTTCATTAACTTTTTGTTTTTCATAATCAGTTAATCCAGAGTCATCAAAAGCTTTTTTTGACCATCTTTTTGGTAAACTTTTATATGTAGTATCATTCCATTCGTTAAGTTCTGTTTTTATCCCTTCAATTACTGAATGCTTAGATTTTTTTACTTTTTCTTTTATTACCTTTTTCTTTTTTGAATATCCCATCATTGTTTTATAATCCATATTACACTCCTTGAATAATATCATTTAAAATTGATTCAACCTTACAATCATGACAACAAACTCCATCTTTTCTTGTTCCAACACTTTCATTTAATCTACCTTCGTTTTGAGGTGATAGGAAAGCTCCGTGTGTAGATGGATTTGATACGAAATCAAATGCGATGAGTTCAAAATCAGGTTGAACTTGTACAGTTGTATCTCCGTCTTCTTCATTTGTTAATTCTTTTACAGAACCCATACCACGAGACGAAATACCTAATTTTATACCACTTTTAAATAATTCTTTTAAAATGTTTCCAGCAGGTGTTCCAAGAACTTCAACAGTACCAAGTAAATCATCACCTTTCCAATGCATTTCAAGTATATTATGAGATACATTGTTTAAATTAACAACAGAAGAATCAGGATGGTCAAGTTCACCAAGAGCTCTTCGCTCTTTAATATTAGTTTCAGCATATTTCTTAGCTTCCCTCATAAGAGTATCTCTTGGGTATACCCTACCGTTCTGGTTTTTAGCTTCTGCTCTTTGAAGTACTCCATTCACAACTAATCTACCATCATTTCTTTTAATGGATTCATTGATTTGACTTGGAGTCACATCAAATGTCATGTAATCTACTAGTAAGTTTTTAGTCGTCATTCTAAGCTCCTCCTCTATAGATAAATGTTATGTCACCAACAGCACCATTAGAACCTTCATCTGTCAATCTCCAAGCTACAGGTTGTATAGGTAATTCAACTGGACCTTGGTCTGTCTCGAATAATTTTGAACCCGTAATGTATTTACTGAAATCTGGTAATGTAGATGAATTACCTGCTGAAGCAGTTGTTTCATACAAAAAAGCATATGTACCATCTTTACCTATTATAATAGAACTAGGTCTTTTTTGAATAGTAGCTTCTGCCGGCAATGTAGTTGTTGTTACATTTTGATAAGCACTACGAAAAGGGCTACTAGGAACTTGTTTTGTCGAATCATTTGGGTCTTGTTTATATCCTGCCATTTATTATCTCCAACTATGTCGTTTAATCCAAATGTCTCTTAAAACATCTGCAATAACGGCGCGTATAAGTTTCTTTATAGTTTTTAAATCTTTATTGTTTAAATCTTCATTAACAACACTGTAATGAGTACTATTAGTTGCTATTTTCTTTCTCTTCTTTTTACTTTTAGCACTCTTACCTGAAAATGCAAATGGTGTATTATACCCATCTACACTATCAGTTGCTGTAGCTTCATCTATATCATCTTCATCAAGTATTTCCCGAACAATGGGTTTTAAATACTCTTTAAATGAGGCTCTATCCATTTTTCTTTAATTCTTTTAACACTTCCATATACCGCATAGCCTGAATAACAGTTGCATCATTTACTGTATTTGACTTACTTGTATTGCAAAATTTATCAATAGATTTTATTACTTCTGTTAATTTAATCTGTACTATTTTATCCTGCAACTTACTTGAATATTTCTTTAATTCTTTTTTAAGTTCAGGTTTAATAGAATCTATATATTCTTTTAAAGAGTTTGTACCTGAAACATTATTAATATAGGCTCGTAATAAAGATTTTTGTTGTGTATTTAATTTAGAATATTTTTCATTGAATTTTTCGAGTAAAGTTCTATAAGTTAATAATCTCAAATCACTATCTTTTGGTAATGATGTACCACCGATAGTTTCACTTAAATTTATATTGTTTTTATCAGTTGTAATATGTTCAACTAAATTAAAAAAGGATTCTGTTTTCAATGACGGAGACAGTTTTTCTGTATTTTCAAATAATTGATAAATTGAAGCGTAAACTTTATAATTATTAATTTTTGACGAAAGAAATTTTTGTAAATCATATTGTCCCTTTAATTCTTTTATTAAATTATATTTTTCGCGTCTTAATACTGAATTATTTAACTTGTTGCGTTGTTTAACAACCTCGTTAACAAAATAATTAGCTTTCTTGTCTGACTTAAACTTTTTACTAGTAAGAATATTATATAAAGCTAGTTCCTTACCAAGTTCTGTGTGTTCATTAAATCTAGCTTTTAATATGTTTACTGCATTTGTCTTATTCTTTTTATCCAAAACATCTGCAGTCAATTGTCTGAGTATAAATTCAAACAATAAACCCGTGTTACGGATTTTAGAATGCCTTAAGCGCTTCATGTCCATAAAGTGTCTCCAAATATATGTAGTTTTTCATTAATAAATATATATTTTTTTATATTTACATACATTTTATTCATCAATAATTACTTTTTCGTTTAAAATACCTAATTTTTTTGAAGTCTTCCCGTAAGTTTTCTTCAGTTGTGATAAAAAGCTTTCTGCTGCAACAAGAGTAGAACCTTTTCCAGGATGTAACGGACTTCCATGTTTAAAATTTCTCTTCCCATTTCTGGGTTTTTCATATTTTCTTGCATCTTTTAAGTCATCACTATCATACTCATTACCATATTCTTTTTCTTCCGTACCACTTCGTCTGTCACCGCCCCAATCTTCACCGGTCTGTTCCTCTCCATCACCTGCTGCCTTACCAGTTTCTACAGGGTCATTACCTTCTTCTTCAATTTGTGTAAATCTGTATTTTTGTTTTGTATCTTCAACAATATCTTTAAATACTCTTTGTTTATCGTCCTCTGTAAAATCAAATATATTATCCCAAACCCACTCACGAGATAATATCTTATTTTCTAACATATTGTTTGCTAATTCTGTTTTTTGAGTTAATAATTCAAGTTTTTCTTGTTCGTGAATCATTGATGGATTTGTTAATTTTAAGTCAAACTCCAATAGTTCGGCATCTTCGAATCCTTGTGTATATAAATGAACAATTGCTATTTTAGAGAGTTCAGATAATATAGTTTTTTGAAGTCTTTCGATAGTCCTTGCAAATCGAACATCTTCAGCCGCTAATGTCGCTTTACTACCTATTTGTTCATCATAACCAAGAAAAGCTTTTGGAACTTTAAGAGCAGCCATCATTTTATTCTTTAAATATTCAATATCATCAATTGCACCATCATTAGTCAGTCCTGGTAGAGATTCTATATTTGTTCCACTATCAGAACCACGAACAGGTAGATAATAATCTTCTGTTACTGATTCCACATTATATCTTAGATTATAATCACCTGTTTTTTGGTCAATAACAGGTATTTTTTTCATTTTTCCAATAACTCTTTCCATAAAGTTATCAACTTCATTTGGTGGAATATTTCCGATATCAATTCTAAATACTCTTTTCTCTGGTGCTCTCATAATTCTGTGAATCAACATAGCATCTTCCATAAGAGTTAATTGTTTCCATACTTTTCTAGCACCTTCTAATGACGATTTACCATATGGTAAGTAATTTGAGTCTGATGCTAATCTAAAATGAGCTATTTCATAATTTTCTAAAACTTCTTCATTATCACCTTCAATTTCATATTGTATCAATTGTGGTCTTGCAGGGTCATGGTCTTCTAAACGAGATACTTCATATGGAGAAACAGGTTTGACATTAACAACACCATATTTATCTAATATTTCTAGTTTTAAAAAGAAATCACCATATTTAGTCATATTTCTAATCCATGACCATAAATTAAATTCTATATTCAATACATCATAAAACAAGTTATGTAATATCTTCTTTACTTCTACATTTTCAGTTTTAATTTCTAAAATTTGATTTTCAACATTTGAGACTGTAGATTCATCAGAATATATATCTAAAGCTGATGCTATAATAGGGTCAGAATCCATTAATTCATAGTCTCTAAATAATTCTCTTCTAGCCACATCATATGCATTTTTCTGGTTTTGTCTTCCAGCATATCCTGCCCCCCAAGTATGTGTATGCATCCCGTGTAATCTATTATATCTGTCGATAAAATTAGAATCTAATTTAGTTTGAGAAAAATCAACATCCTTCACTATTAATCTATCATTATCTTTTTTTCTGATAACTAGATTACTTTGAAATAATTTTCCTAATCTACCAAATATATTGTCTCTTTTTTCTTCTGCCATTGTTTACCTCTTATTTAATTAACCAAGTTAAATCTTCTTTTTCTTTTTCATTTATTTCCATTTCATATGGATTTTTTGAAGGCATACCAGATTGGCCTTTTTGAAATCCTTTACTATAATCGGGTCTATTACCGTTTTTATCAAGTAAGGAATTCATCATTGCCCATTGCTGGTCATTCTTTTCACTTTGTAATCTTAGAGCCGTATCTCTAACCCACAAAGCGATTGAATAAGACATAACTAAGTCATCGTTATAACCTTGCATAGCTTCCGCTCGCATATTTACCATTCCAGTTTTATAAATAAATACAAATAACTCATCTATAAGTCTACTAGAATTTACTTTTACTAATTTTTCTCTTGTATATTCTTCCATTTTTGCTATAATCAATGGTCGAGTTTTTGCAGTTGTTGAAAAGCCAGGCACCATACTTCTATCTTGTGCTCTATATTTATTACTCATATTATGTTCAACATCAACAACTTGTAAATCTTTTGATTGGTAAAATAAATTTTTATAATTTCTATCTATGATGGTTTGTATTGTAGCCCATCCGATATTGTTGTTTTCAACTACAAGTAGAGCATCATTGTATTTTGTGGCTAATTCAATTAAGAAGTTTCCATAATCCGTAGTAGACAATTGTCCTTTATATTCTGCAACCTGTTCCATACTTTCCAATTCAAATACTTGAGTAGCTGAATAATCACTCCCGTCACCACGAGCCACATCAGCAACCACTATATATTTTTTAGAATAATCAGGTTGTTTCCAAATCCATAGATTTCTATCTATACCAGCCTCTTCAATTGGAGCCTTAATCATATGCTCTTTATACCATTGTAAAATCACAGAGTCAACTACAGATTCACCAGAAGTAAGAAAGTCAGCATCACATTCTTGTGCAGCTTTAGATGGACCCAAAATGACATCCTGTTCTTTTCTCCAATCCTCTCCTCTATCTGGGTGGTCTGTCCAATGAAGTCTAATGGTATTAAATCTATTACTTCCAGAGTTTGCATCCATCCATTGTTTGTGAAACCAATTACCCACACCATTAGGAGTTGATAGTGCTATACAGTTACCACCAGTTGCCAATGTTTGTTGAGCAGCTGTCCATATATCATCAATTTTATCAATAAATGCAGCCTCATCAAGAACGAGAAGTGATAATGCTTCAGAACGACCTGCTTCTTGTGTCGCAGCTACTGCTTTAATCTGTGAACCATTTTTAAATCTGAGAGAAAGTTTGTTATCCTCATCAACTGTTGTTTTTAACCAAGATGGTAACCCTGCGTACATAACTCTTACTTTTGTAACAAGATTTTTTGCAGTATCTTTATCTTTTGCAATTACAAGAATATTTTTATCTGAATTGAATAACATCATCCAGAGTGAATAACCAGCAGTAAGTGTAGAAATACCTAATTGACGAGATTTAAGTATTATATTATATTCATTATCTTTAAAATCTCTTAAACAATTCTCTTGAAAATTATATAAATCAAATTTAATTTTACCTTTGGTAGGATGTTGAATCGTGCAGTATTTTCTCATAAAATGTATTGGGTCTTGAGAACAATTTAAATATTCTCTTTTTATCACTTTTTTTAAGTCTTTACTCATTATTTAAGTTGTCCTGCTAAATGAACTGAACTTGTAGTAAATACTACACCGAGACCAAACCATAAATATTTGTTTTCGTACCATCTCGGTTTTACTAGCTCAATCATTTCATCTTTTAATATTATTTGTTGTTTATAATCCTCAATAGTTAATTTATTATTTACAATTAGTTTATCATAGTCTATTATTTGACTTTCTAAATTCAAAATTATTACTTTATTTAAACTATCTGCATATTCTAACTCATTAATAGAATTATATATATTTTGCACTTCTTCTTCTGTAAATTCAAAAGTGGTTTGTCCATAAATATAACTAAAACAATTTAAGACAAATAATGCAATTATCCAAGAACTTTTTTTAAACATATTAATATCCTTATTTTCTTCTCTGTGCTACACAATCAGAAGTAATTGTCGTAATTCCAGGTGGACAATGATATAAAACATTACCACTATAAATTGGATTATTTCCTGCTTGTTTAGCTCTTCTTCTTATATTTCGTTGTCTATTTATACTACTTCTTGAATTTGCTTTTGTGGCTACCCGTCTACGAGTAGCTGCTCTATTCAATATTCTACTTTTTCTATTGGATGTACCTCTAACGGTAGTTCTTTTAACTCTCCGTGGAGCCTTTCTACTAGTACTTTTTCTATAACCACCCCTACCATTTCCAGCTGGGACACATTGACCATCACTCATTATTTGACCTGGTGGACAACTCATCTGTCTTGCTCGTCTTCGAGAGGGTCTTCTTACATTTCTTTTACGATTTGGCATTTTTTTTCTCCTATTGGCTACCGTTGTTAATAATGGATGTGATTGATTAGAATGTTCTGCTCCAGCCATTGCTCCTTTTTCTGGATGAATATGATAATACCCTATATAAGTATTATTTGTTCCCTCTCCACATCCTTGGAAACTATTTGTATCGCATACAAACTCGCCTCCACTTGTATATAAATTTGTTTGTACATTACTATCGTGATAAGACATATTTACTTATCTTTTTTAGCATATTTCTTTAAAAAATTTGCTGCTTTTTTGCCACTTACTTTTTTAGATTTATATTTACCTTGTTTTTTTATTTCTTTAACTGCCTTTTTTTTATTTTTAAGAGATTTTTCAATATTTTTTTGTGCCTTTTCTCTTTTTTTAATATTTGCATTAATTTTTTTAGACTCTTTGTTTATCTCTTTTATTCTTTTATTTCTGTTACTACCCCATCCTGGGACTAGCATTATAGCTGCTATACTACCAATTGCCGCAATTAATCCAATTAACCATTTTATTATCTTCATTTTCTTTTTTTCCTTAATCCCATAGTATGTCTTTTTTTCATTGCTTTTTTTCGTTTTTTCAAGATTCTTGACATTTTTGCTTTTCTTTTCATTGCACTTCTTTTAGCAACTCTTTTTCTTTTAGCTTTTTCAGTACCTTTCATGGTAACACATCTACCATTTTTAGCTTTTTGGCCTGCTGGGCAGAATGTTTTTCTTACCAGTTTACCTTTACGAATAACTTTTCGTTTACTAACTTCAGATACTAATTCGTCACATTCTTGAATGATATCAAATATTTTATCATACCAATCGGATTTCATTTTACTCACCTGCAGGTGTTACATTAACTTTATTAGCAGCATGTTCTCCAACATTACCAGCAGCATAAATACCAAATATCCATTTTGTAAATTCAGCCCAACCATAAAAGTCAGCTTTACCAGCCAATACAAATACAGTTGCTGCTATAAAACAAATACCTGCACATAATAATTTTTTACTTCCTAAATTCATAATTTTTCTCCTGTTACTTAGTTAAATTTTTATTAACTTTAAATGTATTTTCTAATTCATGATTTGCTATAGCATTTGCAATTGTTTTATCAAATGGATTCTTATCATTCCGTACCCAAAGGTCTTTCATATAATGTTCAATTTCCTTATCTATAGCATCCCATCTTTGTAATTTTTGTAATTTTATCCAAAAAAAGTGTTTATTATTGGTCTCGCCAATTCTCATAAATTTTAAATCAAGTTCAAATGTTGTTTGGCAACCATAACATCTATTCATTCTTACCCAAGTATCTATATCAAATGACTTTAAACATGGTGCTTTACAATCTTTACATACTTTTGAAAAAAGTCCGACATCAGGTGTAGTTTTTATCTTAACACGATATCCTTTTTTTTGTTCCCATTCTCTACCATCCGAATCTGTCCATCTTTCACCAATTTCATGTCTTTCGATTTCTTGGTCACCATATCCAACTTGGACTTTACTTGCATAATCTCCATCTATCATAGATTGAACTTTTGCTAAATTTTTACCCATATTTACCTCTGTTTATTCATATATAAATATATTAAAACGAAATTAAACCTGTAATTTGATTGATTGGAGCAAAGGCTCCTGTGAATTTATATGTCTTTCCTTGATATTTAAAAACAATTCCTTCACTTGGAACGATAGAATCTACCCCACCAATCTTATTTAACTTGTCTAATTGTAATTTTAATGTGTTTAATTTTTTCTTATCACCACCGGCTTTAACATTTGAGATAGCCGCGTTTAATCTTTTTCTAATTCCTTGAACTGCTTTATCAGGATTAGCAGCCATAAATCCTTTTACATTCTTTAATATTTCTGCACCAACTTCAAAGAATAATGTTTCAAATGGTTTCATATTTTCTTTAACTTGTGCTGCGTGGTCTTTTTTATCAAAATCTAATATTGCTTGTAAAACTTTTTCATCAAAGAAAGATGTTTTTTTCATATCAGCCTTTATCATTGGTATTGAATATGATTTATCAAAGAATGCCCATCTTTTAACTAATCCTTCTACAACTTTTCCACTTAATTTTTTCTTATAATTGTTTGATATAAATACTTCCCACCACATTTGATGATATAAAGCTAATGTATCATTATCTTTTAATCCAAATTGTGATTGTAATCTTGACAATCTACCCAAAAACTTACCTTTCATCTTACCAAAATCTTGATGTTTTGGAACTGTTAAAAATTGTGGTTTTCCGATTGAATATTTCTTTTGTATATGTTGATTGATTTGTTGAATCATTCCAGCAAGTATTCTTCCACTACCTTTTACTTCACCTTTTACATTTCCTTTGTCATCATATATTAAAGCTCCATGAAATATAAGTGTAGCAACATCATAATCAATTACATTTGCTGATTTCGGCCACATTACTTCAAGATTCATAAAGTTATATCCATTATTGAATATTTTTTCTTTTTGTTTATCTGATAATCCTTTAATTGATTTTTCTAAATCTTTCATAGCATATACGAATGCGTTCCGTATATCACCTCTGCCTTTAAATTTACTCGCAATACCACTTGTAGTTAGAGCTGTCTTACCACCATTCTTAATGTGTCCTTTATTTCTAGCTGCTATAAGTTTTCCGTCTTTCCAACTTATCATAATGTTTTGTCCATCAAGTTTTTCTGTGACATTATCTTCACGACTTAATTGTCCACCTAATCCGTTTGTGATGATTTTTTTCAAATCACCAAAAGTTAAATCTTTGTCATCAAAAGGATGTGCCATATGTCCATATGCTCCACCTTCTGATAATAAACTGACTTCTTCGGATATATCATAAACTTCTTTTATATTCTTGGTTTTTAATTTTTGAACAAATTTCTTAGCAGCTTTATTACCTTTATTTTTTGAAATCCAATTAACAGCTCCTTGCAAACCTACTTCTTTTCGTCTTCCTTTTGGATTTGGATTTTTTACTTTATCTGGTAATCTGGTATCTGATTTACTAGGTTTTTGTTTTTTATCTTTTCTTTTTTTATAAGCTCTATAAGCACCGAAACTGATACCAGCTGCGAATGTTCCAGCAGTACCAAGAACTTTTGTATATGGCATTGTTAAACCAGTAGTAGCTCCTACTGCAGTTAATACCAAGAATTTAGTTCCAAGTTCACCAGAAAATAAATCTGTCATTGTATAATCACCAGCGGCCGCTGCAGCAGCTGCAGCAGACAAATCTAAGTCATATTCAGGGTCACCAACAAAGGTCATTTTTGTCCAAGCATAAGTAATTGCAGCACCTGCAGCTACTCCCATTACTCTTTTTAGCTTAGGATGTTTTTGTAAATAATCATCTAATTTACCTAAAACTTTTTCTTTAC